CATTGCCGAACACGGTCGATAGTTGAATCGTAGTCATTTGTTCTAAGTTGTGACGTCCGCAAATGGTCGCCGATTAAGCCAGACAAAACGTCTGGCAACACCTTATCCCCGCCCAAACCTTAAGAGGTCAGAGCGGGGCAAGGTAGGTGGGGGCGGGTGCTAAAAGGTAGCTAGGTTCACGAAATTGAACTCCCGTACTATTTTTAAGTTTCCGTACGGGGATGTTGACACTAAACGGACCGGTAAGTACCCGCTATGTGTGTAACTTTTCGTTACACGCTCCCTACTTCCCGTTTTGCGGAATACCGGAACTTCGCACAAAATTTGGGCGTATTCGATCCGGGAAATTTCCCGGGTGTCGGTACTGTCTACCTGAAAAACAGTTTTTCTCCCCGGCTTTAGGGAATAACAAGTTTCGGTGATTTCTATTTTGGTGTAGCGTTCATCGATCTGACCGACTAATGACTTGAATATCTGATCTTTGGTTTTCATTGTTCTAAGTTTTGAGGTAAACGGAATTGTTTCCCTCTTTCTAGGTGCAAGGTACGAACTAAGTTACCATACCTGCAAGTTTATTGCTGTTTATTTTCAGTTTACTTTAAGTTGTCAAGCGTAGGGTATTCGTTAAAGGACGATCCGGCTTGCGCCCAACGAAGTTGTAAACATGGGGCCAAGTCTATCTGTACTTCGTTATCTTCAACGTACATTCCGCAGTCGCTGAAAAAATAGCGGGCTAGTATTTCAAGTTGCTCCTGGCTATTATCCCCGTCGTAAGGGACGCCGTCTCGTTCTCTCTCCACGTCAACAGACGTATCAGTGAAAGAAATTCCATGACCGCCAAAAGCGGCAACGAACCAACACCCGAATTGATCCAACACGTCACGATCTTGGCGGGTTAACTTATTTCCATCAGTCAAAAAGACGTTTATGTGACGCTTTCCCAGCGACCAAAAAAGCCGCGTGACCTCTAACAAACTATGTTCGGCGTCTCGGCTAAGATCGTCGCCCGTGAAGCCCTCTATTTGTTCGCCGTTGTCGTCGATGAGGTACAGTTCAACGCAGTATGTCTTAACCGCATCAAAGAAAGCGTCGAACTTAGCGGAGGTAATTATCTGGTATGTCATTTTGTTCTAAGTTTTGAAGGTTGCAACATTGCTCCCTTCCTTTCTAAGTGCAAGGTACAAACTTAGTTCTTACACTTGCAAGTTTATTGCTGTTTATTTTCAGTTTATTTTCAGTTGACTAAAAGACCTCTGTAAGGTCGCCTAGCTTAGTAAGGAGGTTAAGGTCCGCTAAAGTAGCCGCGTCGTCTCCGGAAGGTTGGTAGTCTCCGCCGTCAATGGAATAAGAGAACTCTCCTTCTTGGCAACGGATACAAACGTCTGAATTTTCAAACCGCGCGGCCGCATCAGCCAGGCCTTGACCGCAAGGGAAGGCGTGAGACCCGTGAACGGTCTTAAAATGCTCGATGTAGTGTTCGTCAAAACACCACCCAAGGATTTCTAATCCTATCAAAGAAGTAACGAACGTGCGCCCTTCGGTCGTTTCCTGGGTTAATGTCTCTCCCTTCTTTTGAGTGTCTACGGACACCTTTGCAGCCACGACTTTTATACGGGCTTTTGCAGCAAAAGCGGCCGCTTCTTTGTAGGTTGTGTAGGCTTCTTGTTTGTCCTGCGCGTACGCGCCGTAAAAACGATCAGTGGCAACCGCCAAAGCGGCCGCTGCTACCTTTTCAGCCTTGACGGCCGCGCGGTATTCCTTAGCGGCTGTTTTGGGGTTTATGCGGGCAGCCGCGTCTTTTGTAGCTGCCGTCCAAGCCGACTCGACCGTATCGGTAGTATCTTCCCATGTTGCATATGCAACAGCCGCAACTCCCGCGGCAATCAGCGCGTCGACGGCTACGTCGTCGCTGTTGTCCGTGAAGCCAGCGGACTTGAAAATTTGAAAAGCCGCGTCGTAGGCAAGCCAGTACTCCACGTTCTTTGTGAAGTCGTTGGTGGTGGTGTCGTTGGTGGTGTCGTTGGTGGTGTCGTTGGTGGTAGTCAGGTTGTCGGTGGAGCCGTAGGGGGGGGCGGCCGCGAATACCCCATTAGAAGCGTTCTTATATGCTTCCGATGCATCAGCCGAACTAAATCCCGCTTGAATTTTGGCGTTGTACGCCGCTAGTCCGGCGTTTTTCGCAACTTCAAACAAGGCCTTTTCGGTCTTTTCGGTCTTTTTATCGGCCGCCCATTTAGCGAAAAACGCTAAATCGTTGGTGGGAACGGTAGTGATAGTCAGGTTGTTATTGGTAGGCTTCATTTGTTCTAAGTTTTGAAGGTTGCATCATTGCTTCCTCCTTTCTGATCGTAAAGGTACGAACTTAGTTAGTACGTGTGCAACTAAGTTGCTTTTTATTTTTACTTTCTTTTGCTTTTAGTTTTTGAGACCTATATATATAAGGTAGCACGATCCGGCCTACACATAGGTTGGTACGCTCAACGCTCAACGCTCAACGCTCAACGCTCAACGCTCAACGCTCAACGCTCAACGCTCAACGCTCAACGCTCAACGCTCAACGCTCAACGCTCAACGCTCAACGCTCAACGCTCAACGCTCAACGATAACTTAGTTAAGTTTAGAAATCATTGAATGAGTAAAATAAAACGCCCTATGTATAAAGTGCTGAACGTCAAGCATTTACGTTTTGAGGCAATCCGGGTGCTAAAGCAAAACTTTAAGACTTTTAGTATACATAAATGCTTGATTATCATGCTATTAGGTGGGGTCCTTCGCGCCGTTTCAGGAACGCGGGTCAGAGAGCCCCGAGACTTCGCTAGTTTTTGATTTTCAAAGGGCTGACCCGCGCGGGCATCCAGTCTATAATAGGAATCGCCCCGCAATCAACCCGAGGGGGCCATCACCGCCATCACCAGCCCGCCATCACCGCCATCACCAGCCCGCCATCACCGCCATCACCAGCCCGCCATCACCGCCATCACCAGCCCGCCATCACCGCCATCACCAGCCCGCCATCACCGCCATCACCAGCCCGCCATCACCGCCATCACCAGCCCGCCATCACCGCAACCCGGCCCCGGAGGCGATCAGCCACCACTAGCAGCCACCGCCCGATCAACCCGGCGGCGAGCGTCAAGCAAGGCCAGGGCGCGGGCGAAGCTGTTACCGACCGGGTACTCGGCCACGTCGATCAACACTCCGTTGGGGTCCACAATGTCGAAGTGCCCGATGCGGCGACCGTCCGGGAGTAGCTCGGGCACTCCCCGAGATATGGTATAGTTGCGATAGGTCATAGGAAAGGGGGATTTTTAAGCAATAAAGTTTTAAACTAGCGAACTAAATGGAGCAAAAAGAACAGTGGAACAGTCAACTTCTTTTACTGTTCCCTTGTAACTCGTTGACTGTCAGCTAGTTACAAGATTTAGCGGGAACAGTAAATTTGGAGAATGTTCCACCTAACTCTTTGACTATCAGGGTCTTATCTCTCTTAGGAACAGTAACTCTATATAAAGATATAAAGTAATATAGAGAAAAGGGGGTAAAGGGCTTATAAGCTCACGGGGTAAACCCGGAATGTCCCTCTAAAACAGACCCCCCAAAGTTTGGAGTTCCTAAAAAAGACCTTTTTGACGTAAAGTGCTGACAGTCAAGGAGTTAAGTGGAACATTCTCTGATTTACTGTTCCACTTTGAAAATTAAAGTGCTGACAGTCAACGAGTTACGAGGAACAGCAAAAAAGAGCACTGTTCCGCTTTGAAAATTAAAGTGCTGACAGTCAATGAGTTACGAGGAACAGTGCGGAACAGTGCGGAACAGTGCGGAACAGTGCTGCTATCGGTTTGCCTACACTCCTACGACTTTTGGCGAAATCGGCCGTTTCAACTACCTTTACGGCATGATCGAGATCGAATTGGACCTGAAGACACTAAAGCGAGACTTAGCGAAGGCGTATGTTGATCTGTCTGGCCCCTCGCTGGAGCAGGCAACCTTCCGGGCACTCAATCACACTACTGCTAAGCTGGTTAAACCTTCGCAACAGTACACTCGGAGCAAGCTTAGGCTGAGCGCGGCGGTTGTAAAAGCTCAACTCAAGGTCACGAAAGCGGGTCCGGGCAACCTCCAGTCTTCCCTCGGTTCAAAGTCTGCCCCTTTGCGGGCGCGAAACTTTCGCCCTACGCAGCTAAAAGCTGGCACTAAGGTGAGCATATCGCCGGGTAAGGGGGGCAGGAAAATGATTAAGCGGGCCTTTCTCCAGCGCGTCCCGACCGGCGGCGGCGGCTCCACCCTCGGAGTGTTCGCTCGCGGACGGTACAAACGAGGTCAAGGTTTTCAGTTCGGGCCACACGGCGTGGGGACGGGCAAGGGCAAGATGACCCAGATCATGACCACCACCGTAGCTCAAAAGTTGGACGATCCGGGTTTACTTGCTATCTTGCGCCAACAAATTGACAACGACTTCACCAACCGCCTCGGCTACCTGCTTGGTAGAGCCTCCACGTTGGGTCCGACTTTCGGTTTCAGATAAATAGCGTATTTTACCTACCTTGGGGCGAGAGTCCCCTGCTCAACATAAATTTCAAAAAGTGATTGACAAGCCAAAAAAGTCGCTGCCAGGGTGGGTGAGTACGAAGGTCATGGCCGCGTCGCTAGGCATACCGGTGCGGTCGCTGCGCCGGGGTGCCCGGAGTGGCCGCATAGCTCTCGGCGACCTCCGCAAACTAGGCGATGGAACTTTTGTTTTCCACAAGAAGCGCGTCAACGACACCTGGTATCTTGCCATTGACCCAAAGCACGTAAAGACACCGAAGGGAGGCAAGACGGCGGATGAGATTACAGCCCTCCAGGAAGCCGCCGCCGCTGCATCTCCCCTCCCGGCCTCGCGGGCGAGCCTTGACCTGACAGGAACGTCGGACAAGGTGCTGAGCGAGTTGCGAGAACGCTTGTCCGCGATGACGGCTACTCAAGTCCGGATTGCAGCAGACACCACGAAGGTGCTGAAGGCCGAGATCGAGCTGGCGCAGTCGCAAAATGACCTAGTTCGCCGGGAGGACGTGTACACTGAGCTGTACACCTTCGGTAAAATGATAAGGAACAGACTTGAAGGCGTCCCGGTGCGCGTGGTGGATGGCGTTATGGCTGCTACTGACCGCGTGGAGGTCATAAGGCTGATTACTGAAGAGATCGACGCCGCGCTGACGGCACTAACCCGCTTACCTGACATCACAAACAAGTAACTATGACTGCGAACGAAAAGCGAGACTTCATTTTACAGGACCGCGACTGGTCCTACTTCGCCTACCTTTACTGGCACCCGGACTATCCCCTAGGCCTGACGGTCGGGAAAGCCTACAAAGTGGCATCAAAGGGCTAAAATATGCAATTCCTCACGCTTGCGGGCTGTTTTGACGGACTTCGCCCGCCGCCGCGCCTCACGCCTACTGAGTGGGCCGACACACACCGCGTCTTGTCTTCGCAGGCCAGCGCGGAGCCGGGACTGTGGCGCACAGCCAAAACGCCCTATTTGCAGGAACCCATGGATTGTTTTGACGCTTACAGCCCTATCCGGGAGGTGATTTTCATGAAGGGAGCGCAGATCGGGATCACGGAGATGCTCTACAACGTTATGGGGTATGTGATTGACGTGAACCCCGGCCCCATCTTGTCGATCATGCCCACTTCGGGTACTAGCGAGCAAAATACCAAGATGCGCTTCACTCCTATGGTTGAGGCGTCGCCGACCCTGCTGGCCAAGGTCGGCATAGGCAAGTCCAGAACTTCCAGCAACACGATAACGCAGAAAAGCTTCCCCGGTGGGGTGATCGTCTTCGGCGGCGCGAACTCAGCGGCCAGTCTGCGTAGCCTTCCGATCAAGTTTTTGTTGATGGACGAACTGGACGCCTACCCGAACGACCTGGACAACGAAGGCAGTCCTGTCGAGCTGGCTAAGACGCGAACGTCAACTTTCGGAAGCTCTAAAAAGATCGCGTATGTATCAACACCTACGGACGAAGACACCAGCTTGATAGCTGAGTACTTCAAAGCTTCCGATATGCGCTACTACCACGTACCCTGCCCTCACTGTGGCCTCATGCAGCAACTCGTTTGGTCACGCATGGTTTACGACAAGGACTTGAAGGACATTCAGGACGTGAAGTATCAATGTGTGGGGTGCGAGGAGCTAATCGAGGAACGCTTTAAGTCGAAGATGCTGGCGCAGGGGGTATGGACGGTCACCAACCCCTCGGGCGCGAGCAAGACCAAACGCGGCTACCACCTTAGCAGCTTGTACAGCCCTTTGGGGTGGAAGAGTTGGGCCGACATCGCTAACCAGGTTGAGGTAGCGGAGCGTGAGAACGACGATGCGAAGCGTAAGGTGGTCGTCAACACCGTGTTCGGAGAGACGACAAGGAACAAAAGCATAACGCCTAAGCCTCAGAGGCTCTACGACCGGGCCGGCGGGTACGCACGCGGCGAGATACCGGATGGCGCGGCCATCTTGACGGCCGGGGTGGACGTGCAGAAAAACAGACTGGAGGTAGAGATAGTCGGCTGGGGCTTCATGGGTAGATCGTGGAGCATCGACTACCACGAGCTGCCAGGTGACACGACGCAACCAAAAGTGTGGGATGACCTCACCAACTTGCTGTACCGCACCTGGACGCGCCCCGACGGCCGCGAGATGGGCTTGAGTAAGATGGCGGTGGATTCCGGCTACAACACGGTTGAGGTTTACGCTTGGTGCCGGCGTCACAGCTCTGCGCTGGTGATGGCGGTGAAGGGCCAGGACAACTCTAAGCAGTCTACCTTGCTACGAGCCAGTCAGCCGGTGGACCTGAGCGGGTCGGGTAAGAAGATCGCGGGCGTTGGACTGTGGACGCTCGGCGTTGACCTAATAAAGTCGGAGGTTTACGCGAAGATGAATTTAGACCTAGATGGCAAGGGCGAGGCTCCGTCCGGGTACTGCTACTTCCCCGATGGCTACCCGCTGGAGTACTACAATATGCTATGTGCGGAGCGGCGCGAAGCTCGCAAGGACACGAAGGGTTATATGCGCTGGACGTGGAAGAAACATCGTCCGCGCAACGAGGCTTTTGACTGCCGGGTCTACGCCCGCGCAGCCGTCCACCTGGTCGGCGTAGATCGCTGGTCCGAGAAGGACTGGGAGAGCGAATTGAACATTGGCTACACGCCGCCACAACCAACGAACATGAAGTTGGTTTACCTTAGTGCCCCCGAAGCGGAGGAGCAGAAACCGCCACCGCGAGCGCGAAAGAAACGACGCGGCGAAAGTGAGCATTGGTCATAGCATTATTTACCTTACCTTCACCCATCTAAAACCTGTTTATGTACACCTACACTGCGGAGAACTTCGTGCCCTCGTTTACGGAGGCCAACCTAGCCATCATTAACGCCGCCATCGCTACGGGTGCGACGCAGGTGCAGTACGGCGACAAAATGGTCACCTACCGCAGCCTGTCCGACTTGCTCAGGCTCCGCACGCTAATGATAAACGAGATCACGGGCGGGAACAGAGTTAGCTTCGGCAATCGTACTGTGGGCATTTTCCATTCAACGAAGACGGTATGAACCTAATTGACCGAATAGTAGACTACGTAGCTCCAGAGTGGGGACTGAAGCGTCACGCGCAACGTGACGCGATTGAGCACTACCGCCGGTATGAGGCGGCGGGACGCACCAAGCGTACCAAGAATATGCCTGGCAGCATGGCGGACGCCTCTACGGAGGTAGGAACGGTAACGCCATTGCTACGTGCCCGTGGCCGCTACATAGTCCGCAACAACTCCTTCGCTAAGCGGGCGGTTAAGTCTTGGCGCACCAGCGTCGTAGGGCGCGGCATAAAGCTCACCCTGGACGGCGTGGAGGACAATTTTACGAAACGGGTTGAGGAGATGTGGAAGACGTGGGCCGGAAGCACGGCTTGTGACTTTTACGGGCGCAAGAACCTGTACGGCATACAACGCCAAGTGGTCAATAGCTGCTTCGTTGATGGCGAGGTACTGGTTCGGAAGGTTCGCCTCGGGGCACTAGGCCCGAACGGAGAGGCACCCTTGCAGCTTCAAGTTCTCGAAGCCGACTTTTTGGCAGAGGGCGTAGTATTGGACAGCCTCAGCTTGCGGGGCGGGAACTACGTTCAAAATGGCATAGAGTTCAATAAGGGCGGACAGGTGCAGGCTTATCACATCTACGACAGTCATCCAGGCAGCAGCACGCTATATCAAAGCCCTTTGAGAAGCCGCGTCCTCGCAGCCGATATGCTGCATATCTTCATGGAGGAGCGACCCGGACAGAACCGAGGCGTATCGGAGCTTGCGGCTTCGCTGTTGAAGCTACGCGACTTTGATGACTATGCGGACGCTACGCTCATGCGGCAAAAGATCGCATCCAGCTTCGCCGTGTTTATCCACGGCGACAATGGCTCTCGACCCGGCTCAAACGACGAGGGCTATCTACCGGAGCGCATAGAGCCGGGAATGATCGAGCGACTTGGCCCCGGCGAGAGTGTCTCGTTTGGCAGTCCTCCCGAGACGCGGGAGTACCTACCGTACACGACGCGCATATTGCAAGAAGTAAGCGCGGGATTAAACATAAGCTACGAAGCTCTGACCAACGATTACAGCAACGTCAACTTCTCTTCGGCTCGCATGGCGGCGGTAGAGATTCAGCGAGGAATACAAGAATGGCAGGATGAGATCGTGATAACGCAGCTAGGCGGCGGCGTATGGGGCTGGTTCCGGCAAGCCATGACCATCGCAGGTCAGATTCAGGCCGGTGCTAGTCTTCGCCCGTCTTGGACGCCACCACGCCGCGAGATGCTTGATGTCGTCAAAGAGACGAAGGGTATAGTTGATAAGCTCCGCGCCCGATTGACGTCGTGGCAAGATGCCGTTCGGGAGATGGGCTACGACCCAGATGTATTGGAGGCTCAGATTGTTGCGGACATTGCCCGCTTCGAGGCTGCGGGGATTAAAACCTCCGCTGACATCGCGCATGATAAGGGCGCAGACACGGGCGAAACGGAGGGCTCGACGCCACCTGCCAAAGTGACAGCTAAATAAAAGAAACCTGCCAAAATTGGTAGCCCCAAATAATCTTCGTATTATTGCACCATGACAACAACCACGTCTAACGACATCGCCCAATACACGAGGGCCATTGAGGCCAGCTACCGGCCGTCAACCGCCAACGTGGAAGCTCTCACGCTAGAAGTAACGATGTCTTCCGAGACGCCGTATTTACGCCGCGATATGTTCGGCGTAATTTTCAACGAGGTGCTGAGCCACGAACCCGGTCACGTCCGGCTCGATAAGATGAATAACGGTGCGCCCCTACTCGATAATCATTATAGAGACGGAAGCGTGAACGAAGATGTTATTGGCGTGGTTATATCTGCTCGCCTTGACCCCAAGGCCCGCCAAACGGTCGCCCTTGTTCGCTTCGACAGCGGCGAGAAGGGGCGCGAGCTGTTTCGTAAAGTTTCGGAGGGTACGCTGCGTAAATTCTCTATCGGCTACACCGCCTTCAAATACGAGGAGGAGGCTTCAGATACAGGCGAGAAGACCACCCGCCGCATTATCGACTGGCAACCCTACGAGGTTTCCATAGTTCCGGTTCCGGCTGACGACAACGCCAACTCAAGAAACCAAGAAAGTTTAAATTCACCAAAAGATTCTATAATGAAAGCGAATATCGCCGCCGACCCCGGCGCAACCCCCGCCGCTGCTGACGATACCCGCGCAGCCGCACCGCCTATCGCTCCCGTGGTAGTCGCCACTCCGGCGGCTGATTCGGTGGCCGTGGCCTCCCTGGTTCGCCAGGCCCTTGAGGACGACCGCACCCGAGCGGCCAATATCCAAGGCCAAGTTCGCGCTGCGGGCTTCGATGACGGTTATGCCGCTGAGTTGGTCCTTGCCGGCACGTCCGAGCTGGACGCCAGCCGCGCCATTACGGCGCGTTGGGCTGCGGCCAACCCAGTCAGCGTTAACGGTAGTGTGACTACTGACGTTCTGGACGGCGGCGACCGCGCCTTTGCCATGATGGAAGGTATGGCGTCGAGCCTGCTTCGTTCGGCCAACGTCCCCGATTCACAGGAGGTAAGCGACGCCGAACGCCCGTACTCAAATATGTCGGTGGCCGATATGTGTCGCGCCATGCTTGACTTTCGCGGCGAGAGCACCGCCGGACTGACCCGCTTGCAGATTGTTAAGCAAGCCTTCACTCGTAGCGGCTTTCACTCCAGCACCGACTTCCCCATCCTTTTCGGAAACGTCATCAACCGGTCTTTGGCCCGCGCTTACGCCTACCAGGCCCGCACGTTCCTCGACTGGACCAGCTCAACAACCCACGCTGACTTCCGCACGGTAAAGAAGGCCCGCCTGTCCTCATTGGTAGGTGCGCTTGACCTGATCCCCGAAGGTGGAGAGTACAAAGCTGGCACGTTCTCCGAGAGTGAGGAGGGCTACGCTGTACACAAGTTCGGTGCGCTCCTTACGTACACGTACGAGATGGCCGTAAACGACGACCTAAGCTTCCTGACGCGGGTGCCTTCCGCCTTCGCGCTGGCTGCTGCTCAACGTCAGTCTGACGTGGTGTACGCCATTCTCACAGGCAACCCGAACATGAGCGACGGAAACGCGCTCTTCTCGACCGCACACAAGAACCTCGGTACCGGCGCGGCCCTCAGCAATGAGAGTTTGAGTGCCGCTGAGCTTCTGTTCCTGACCCAGACCGATTCGGAGGGTGCGTTCATCAACACGACGCCTAAGTACCTGATCGTCGGTCCGACGAACAAGGCTTTAGCTAACCGTTTGATGACAGGCATCGCGGCTACTAAGGTGGAGGACATCAACATTCACGCCAACGCCTACACCGTCATCGTAGAGCCACGACTGGGCAACGCCTGGTTCCTGGTCGCCGACCCGAACTCAATTGACACTATCGAGGTCGCCACGCTTGCCGGCCACCCTGAGCTGTACACCGAGGCTGTTGAGAACTTCAACATTGACGGTACGCAACTCAAGGTCCGCATGGTCTTCGGCGCGAAAGCGTTAGACTGGCGCGGTATGTTCATGAACCCCGGAGCCTAACCGCACCGGAACGTCCGACTAAACGAAACCCCACGTCCGGCCTGCCAGGCGTGGGGTTTCTTAACTTTCATCCAAAAATTCAATAAAGTGAAAAATTACATTCAGCCCGGTGATAGCATCGACATTATCGCCCCGGAAAAGATTCTAGGCGGCTCCCTCGTGACCGTCAACTCCTTGGTAGGCGTTGCGGTAACCACCAGCGACACCGACCTTACCACCGACCTTATCGCCCTGTCTACGACGGGCGTGTTCAACCTGCCTAAGACCACCGGAGCACTTGCGCTCGGTGCTAAGGTGATGGTTCCCGCAGGTGTGTTCTCCAACAACGTAAGCGTTCGCGCAGATGCCGGTAACGGCATCTACGTAGGCGTCGTAGTGGAGGCAGTCCCGTCCGCCGCCACCACCGTAAAGGTCAAGATCAACGCCTAAAACCACCTGATGTCCTCACCCTTCGACCACCTGCGAGACAACGTATTCTTTACTGCTCAGCGCACGTTTGGGTACGCGGCCTCGTGGGTATCGTTGGATGAGATTAAAACATGGGAAGGCATTGTACTCATCAAGCAGCCAGCCGCAGATTACCTCTTAGCTGGCATGGAGCTTGACCCACAGCGCGTCTACATGGAGTACCTACGCGGCCAGTTCGACGGTCTTGCGGAGCGCGTGAAGTCTCGCGCAACGATAGAACTTGAGGTGGTGACCGTTGCGGGGATCCGCTACAACGCCACTTCAATACTGGAGATTCGAGACGGGGACACTCTCCGGGTTACCTTGGTGCCGGAACAAACTCAAACGCACATAAATCGGGCACTATGACCTACGACGCCATCGAAGACTTGTTTCTGGATCGTCTCGTGGCGATGCGCGACTTTGGGTTCGTCGTACAGGCCATGCCTGACACGAAGGACGAACTGGAGCGGCCTGCTACTCGCAGCCGCGTTACGGTGGCCTACGGGGCTTCCCGCTACGGCGATAAGACAAGCCCCGGTCGCCCTGAAATCCTGTCGCTGGGTATTCCTACCGAAGAGGAGTTTATCGAGCTGGCCGTCGTGGTGGAATCGAATAAAAAGCGCGGGCAAGCAGGTCTCTATCAGGGGCTGGAGCTGTCCCGCCGCCTGCTACACGGCTGGAAGCCGGGACACGGCCTGCACCGGGTTGCTTCGATGACCGTAGACCCTGTGGGCTACAAAGACGGTTTCTACACGTACACGTACTTGGTGCTCACGTCGATTATTCGCGTACCGCTTATTAACGAGCAAGGGCTGAGCTTCGGCCCGACCACGTTACCCGCCGACGCCCCTCCGGGCTTAACGAAACTAACGGAATCAACAATTGCAACTTAATGGAAACCGTAAATCTAAAAGATATAACTTCCGCCGCGCAGGTCACCTTGGAAGATAAGGTGCTGCTGGCGTTGGCTGACGGCAAAACGCGCTTGGCCAACCTTGAGCAGTTGCGGGCTTTGGTCGGAGCCTCGCCACCCTCCAGCGGTCAGGCTATCTCCGATGTGCTCGATGCTTTTTTGGGGAACACGACGTGGCGAGCCAGCGGTGCGCCCCAAACAGCCGCTGAGATTCGGGACTCGCTCTCGTCTCTCTCCGGACAGACCCGACTTGCCGCGACCGCCATCCGGGACTTGCAGGCAGGTCGTCCGGTTATCTATCGCGCTGCGACTGAGGTTAGCTCGGCTGTTACAGGTCAATTTTTTGAGCACGTTGAAGATTTGGAGTTGAATGTTCCGGCGGGGAACTACGAGGTAAGGAGCAATCTTATCCTTTTTGGTAGTTCCTCAAACCTCGTATTAGAATACCGCCTAGCCGTCGAAGGACAGGGGTTTGGCGGGGGGTACAGCTCAGAGAATAGTGGCATATTAAACTTATCATTTTCTGATAGCGGCGGCGAAGTTTATCAAACTACTGAGGCACCTTCTCGACACATGGTTTCGCTCCGGGGAAACTTACAGGTGTTTGGGCCTATCTCACAGGTACGGGTCGAGGCGGCTATGCAACTGCCAAGCCCTCAAGCAGTAGACGATGCCGTCACCATACTACCCGGTTCGTTCATCGAATTGACCCTTAACACCACGACCTTGTAAAATCAAATAGTATGAAACCTGCATACCTAAACTATGGGGAGCACGTTCGCAGCGATACCATCGACGCGAAGACGTTCACGCTGACCTCCACCAGCGCAGGCACTACCACGCCTATCGACCTGACCGGCGCGGACGTAAGGATGACCTTCGCCCTTGCGGGCATCAAAGTCGCTTTCACCACAGGTGGCGGTATTACGCTGACCGATGCCGCAGCGGGCGTTTTCAGGAAAGATAAGTTCTCTTTGCCCCACGTTGGGGTTTGGAGCTTCGACCTTCAGGTTATCCTGAATGGAGATACGAAAACGTACATCGTTGGACAGATTGAAATCACTAAAGACATAACCGCATGAGTGCTGTAAATGTAACGATAGAAGAAACGATTGAGCAGGTGACGGTAGCCGTAACGGAGACGGTGGAAACTGTGACGGTTTCGGTTACGGCAGGTGTTGGCGCGACTG